TAAAAAATAAAGTTTATATCCCAGAGCATGTTTTTGAGGTTTCAACATTCTTGGTGTTTTTTGTTTGGTACTGATAATGTTTCCATTTTCAGTACCATAATAACCTTTATATTTTGGATGCTCCTTCATGAGCCATAACTAAACTCTTCACGGGCAACTTCATCCAACTTCTCCATCACCTCAGGAGTAAAGTAGACTTCTGGATCTTTGAGGATTGCTTTGGCATAGACTTTCTTAGTCTCACCATCAACAGTCATCTCATAACGACCTGCCACATTTTTCCAGAGACCACCAATCTCTCCCAGTTCAAGAAGGCCATAATATCGATCAAGACCACGCTCATCGTAATAAAGACGCACCGTAACATCCTTGTTCTCCTTGCTCAGACGCGACTTAGCAGTCTTTGCCTTGATAAGGTTTCCAACGATTTCTGTTCCATCCTTTTCTTTCTTCTTGCTGAGATAGATGATTGTAGATGCAGCATACTTGAGTCCACTGCCTCCACCCATTTCTTTTGTAGGGACATAAGCACCAATGACATCGTAGGTATGGTTGGTAACGATCATAGGAATGTTTGCTTGACCCAACTTCAAAGTAAGCATTCTGAAAGCACCCTTGACCAGTTGAGATTTGGTCATATCACGAACTTGTTTGTCGTTAAGTGCGTCAGTAATCTCCTTTTCTGTGGAAAGCATACCCAGAGAGTCTAACACAAACATACAAGGTTTGCGTTCTTCTTCAGGTTTTTTTAAATATATATCTACCGCTTTGAGCGCCTTACTGCGAAACTCTTCAATTGTAACAACATTAATAACAACAAGACGAGAAGTATCGATGCCACGGGATTCTATGAGCGATTTATTAATAGCTGCCTCAGTATCAAAGTAGAGACAATACCCATCGGGATTGGAATCAAGAAAATTCTTAACAACGGCGAGACTGAAGAAAGTTTTTCCAGTGCTAGATTCTCCAGCAATAGCAGTAATCTTATTCCCAGATACACCGCCAAAAATGGAACCTGAACAAAGTCCGTTAAAAATATACGAACCCGTGTCCACATAAGACTCCGTTTCATCAATATCAGATGCGAGTTTTGTGAAATCATCACCAATCTCTTTTACAATATCTTTCAAAAAGTCCATCAAGCAACCATCCCGTATTGTTTACGAAGAATTTCTTTATAAGAATCGTTAGGAAATTGTTCCCTAATTTCTTTGACAGTATTAAGTTTTTGATAGAGTGCTACATCTCCACCGATGCGAAGAGCACTCACAATAGTTTTGAGTTCTTTGTCGTTAATAGGAAGTTCCATCAATTCCAGCGTAAAGTTTTTAGATAATCAAGAACATTTTTTCTTACATCCATTAGCTCATGATAACATTTCTGATTATGAGCACATTGTCGAAGAGCAGGGTCTGGTTTATGCACAGATTCAATGAATATATCAAGTCCGCGATTCCATTTATCTTTTTTAGATTCCCCGTCATCAATTGTATATTGGTCTTTCATAAGAAGAATGATTCCAAAGTATTAGTTTTTTCTACAGACCATCCAATGGCATCGAGAATTGCTTTCAGTGGTTCTAGAAAAGCTTTCTCAAATTGTAAGTCATAGTCAATATATTTGTCAAGATTTAGTTCCTTAGGAAACTCTTGAATAAAAGAAATAATATTTTCATGAATAATGTTTGGTTTTTTCAAGTAACAAAATTTAATTTTTTCGCCATTCTGGATCAGTGAGTATTTGTTGTCGAGTTTATTTTGTTTAATGTAGTGATTAAACAAAAGAGCCCCACGAATATGTATGGGAGTTCCCTTGATGTAAATATCCGAATGAGACCTATACTTTGCAACATCAGATGCAGAACGTGGAAATGAAATTTGTTCTGGTGGGAGTGATTTAAATTGTTTCCTTGAATTTTCAATGAAGTCAATTACATCATCTTCAGTTGCAGTCATCAAAAGTTTAAAGGCATCCTTAAGCATCTTTCTACAAGGCGCTGGTGTAGATGACTTTACAGATTCAATACCCATCACCTTGAGTTTTGGTTCCGAATATTGAACACCTTCACTATTATGAACATTGAGAATGTATCGCTTCTTCGCAGTCCAAATACCACGGTCAGCAATATTTTCACGCTTCATTTGCATTTTTTGTTCATATGCCGAAACATAATTCGCAAGTTCCTGATAAGATTGTTCGATGAATGGTTCCAACTTGTCTTGGCAGATCTTATCAAGTACGGAAACAATCGCTGCTTTATCGTCAGACTTATTACTAAAAAATTTAGCAATAAGAGGTTCAAGATTAAGATAGATTGAATCAGTGTCGGATGCGATGACATAATCTACGCTCTCCGTTTGCAAAAGGTTATTTAGATACTTATTCATTTTTCCTTCAATCCATCGGATACTTACTTGTCCCGACAGGGTGATTGCCTCTGCATTTGCTAGTTTGTAATAGCGGAAATATTGGTTACCAATAGCACCATAAGCAGAGTTAAGAGAAATCTTCTTCGCCATTTGAATGTTGTTACATCTGGCGATCTCCTTTTCAAGTGCCTTAGTAGGCGTCTTCTCATACTGCTGCTTGGCTTGAAGCATTCGCTTCTTGAAGATAACACGGTCGCCATACATCTTCTCCATCAACTCAGGCAAGAACCCACGGACATCCTTGCGGTACATTGCGCCGTTGGCACACACCGCATTGTCCTTATACATCTCAAAATTTATCTCCTCATTAAGGATTCGGTCAACCGTAGCCGTTGGGTGTCGTTCGTCCAGTAGTGTCTCTGGCGAGATGTTGTACTGCATAATAAGATGAGGGTAGAGAGAGTTAAGGTCAAAACTGACAACCCAATCATACTTTCCTGGAATCGGTTCCTTGACATAAGCACCTGCGTACTTTTCGTTTTTGTCAGAACGAATCTTTGGGGGAATAACAATGTCACTTTTCTTTAGATAATTATAAATGATATTGTCCCACATCCGCACTTGGTAGAAGACATCATTATAGTTGACTTTAGCATCATATGCCATCGTGAGCGCAAGCTCAATCAACTTCATTTTATCTTCCAGTCGGTCAACAAGTTCTACGTCAACGATGTTGTACTCGATGAACTTTTGCCACCCGTGGGTATAGAAATCTTTAAAGGTATCAAATTCACTATGGTCAAGTTTCTTCTGACCAAGTTCTACCTCAGCTATGTAGTCTAGGCGATATGATTCTTGTGCCTTGTAGGTGAACTTTTTATACAAGTCCAGATAGTCAAGAACTGAACATCCACCAACATCAAAGACGCTGTGCTCTCTACCCTTGATAAACTTCTTTGATTCAGTCACAAGACCCCAAGGGGACATACGCTTCATCAACTTCTCTCCAAGCACCCTGTTGAGGCGCTTACAGATGTATGGGATATCATACAGTTCACAGTTCCAACCTGTAATCACATCGGGCACATCAACCATCCAGTAGTTGATGAAGTGACTCAAGAGCTCCTGCTCTGTAGGACAGTGATAGTAAGTTACATTCTTCTGGGTATTGTGAAATGGTTTCACACCCCAGGTCTTGATCTCTTTAGTGTTGTAGTCCTGAATAGTAATTGCAAGAATCTCTTCTGATGCAGACTCTACATCTGGGAATCCTTGTTCAGATGATACCTCAATATCAATTGTAACGAGTTTGATTTGGCCAATGTCGAACTTGATTTCTTCTTCAGGATGTTTTTCAGAAATATATTGGTAGATATATCTGTCATTCCCATAGATTTCAAATCCATCAACATCTTCGTATTTTTTGTAGAAGTCGCGACAATCCCGAACTGTGCCTGGATGAATAGGTTCTACTGGTTCACCACTTAATGTCCGATACTTAGTATCCTTCTTCGATTTTACATAAAGAGTAGGAAAAAACTCATCTCTGTGTTCATACCTCCTCCCATTCTCAACACCACGAACAAGGAACTGGTTCCCAATCATTTGGACATTAGTGTAAAATTTCATCCGTCAGTTAAGTCCTCGTATTTTTCAAGCAGGGTGGGCGTGGGGTCTGTCAGAGTTAAGATTTTATCAGAACTCATCATAAAAGTATCTGCCCTTGTGACATTAAGTAACCAGGGCTCTAGCATTCCTTCTTTGGTGACGACATATGGATCTACCAACTTACAATCAGGTTCTCCAATATCAGCACCAACTTCTTCAATCTGACTGATCAGAATCTGATTCGTCGTCAACACTAGAATCTTGATCAGTTTCGGTTCGTTTGCCATATTCCAGAATGTCCTCTACATAAAGTTTAGTAAGTTTGTCAATGGGTTCCACCATAGTAACAATCCATTCCATAGTGATTGGAATTACAGGATCTTTTGAAAGAGGAACCCATGGATAGAATTTGATCTGATATGCGTTCTTTCGTTTTTCTTCAGTCGTTTCATCATCCTCAACTGGAGTATAGTTAGCCATTTTAACTACACACGGTCTATTGAGAAAATATCCAACGACTTTATCTTCAACTACCATCTCTTGAACATCTGCGACGAGATCTTCTCCAGACTTCAGAACCAATAATTTAATAGTCATAGTCAGTATTTACCTCTGAGTATTCTAACAATAAAAAAGAGGGGCGTCAACTGGATTTGGCCAGTTGCCCCTCCGTCTGCGACGACGATATTCAATACTATTTAGAACCAATCCTTACGCTGATGATGCTGCGGAACAATTCTACCAAGAGTAATGGTCAAAAGCCCATCCTCAAAAGTAACTGATCTAACTTCCGTCTCGTCACTGAGGGTCCATGCTCTAGTGAAAGATCTTTGAGCCACTCCTCTATGGACATATTCTGTTCCAGTTTCTCCGTCTTCCCTTTGTCCTTCGACAAAGAGTTTTCCATCTTGTGTGTAGACATTTACTTGTTTCTTTTTGAATCCAGCAAGTGCTAGTTCCAGTCTAGACTCAACATTACTGACTGTCACTAGGTTGTATGGAGGATAACTAGCAGTTGTTTCGTGGAGGTCAAACACCCTGCTAAGGTAATCATCCATACCAATACTATTCCTATTTATCTTTTCAAGCAACTTTGGCAAATCGGCTGCATGATACTTCATTAGGTTTCCCATTTGTACTTCTCCTTTTAAAGCGAGATTTGATTGTGTGGACCCTTTCGGCATCCGTTATATTTATAGCACAGGACACAAAAAAACGGGGTAGTGAACCCCGTATCTTTTTATTCGGTTATACCATATTAAAAAATGCGTCTAATGTTCCATTCCCCCTCCAATCTTCAACCTCTTTGTTTACGTTTACCATAAACTTACTGCCATCACATGGACACTCAACTTCTATCTCCAAATTAATTGGTTTCAGATTTGGTTTCTCAACTCCAGTAAATTCATGTAAATAGTCAAACCCTTCTTTAGAAGTGTTTACATAATCTCGTTGAAATTCATCAAGAGATTCTTCCCAAGTTCTTTTTGCTTTACGATTAGTTGGATGCCAAATATCAAAAACATTTGCAACTTTAATTGTTTCAATAACTGTCTCAATATCGACATTGTAATCTTCAGAATAATACTTCAAGTAATTATCTAAATTATTCATATATTGCTTTCGGACTACATCTCCAGTTCCAGGATTAAGTCTAACCATTCTCCCAAAAATTTGAATAGGAATTGGTGTTCTAACCTCTTTAGGATCTCTAATCCTACAAATAACCCCAGCAGTTAGATTATGAACATTAATTCCAGAACGACCCCTATTAATTACAAGAAGAAAACGAAGAGGATCATTTTCACAATGGAGTCTTTTCATTAAGGTTGGATTGTCCACTTTTTCAGCAGCAACACCATCAAGAGTCCAAATCGTATTCCCTCCACTACTATCCTCTACCATAGTAGCGATCATTTTATCAGATTTTTCATACCCACAATCAGCAAGCAGGTATCTTGCAATTGTTTCTCTTACTTCCTCGATAGAGCATCCCCAAACACCTCTTGAATCTCCACAAACATACAGAGCAGTTAATTTAGTATTAATCTGACCATCTTTATCTGATCTAAAATTATCAGAAACTTCAGGAAGTTCATCACCAAACTCGGACTTATATAGATCTACTATAGTTTTTTTAAGTACTTCTTCATCCGTTTTAACAGACATTTCTTTTTTCAGATACTGAAGTTTTTCATAAGTATCATCATCCATATCAATAGTGAAATACTTAAGATCAATCAACTTTTGCTCTCTTTCAAAAAGCAAATCAATACTTTGGTGAATAGCAGGTTCAACTGATGATTGGCCTTGATACTTAGTGAAAGAATATGGATGTGGGATATTCATCCAAGATTGTGAAGGAAGAATGACTTTTTTATCAGCAAGTTTTCCACAAACTCTAAACTGATCACTAAGAGATGAATGCCCTTTATGATGTTCAGTTGGAGTTGCAGTGAATCCAAGGATTCTTGGATTTACGTCTCTCCACTTTGCAATTCTCTGCCAAGTTTCAGCAGTGTACTCTGATGAATATCCAAAGTTAATAATATAAGATTCACTTCCAGAATCAGCACATCCAATAAATTGATGAGCCTCTTCAATGACCAAGACAGACTCAGGAGCATACTTCAGCAATCTCTCAAAATTCGTAATAAAATATGTATGAGTACATGATATACAAAGGACTGTGTTTGGCATTTTACCAAATGCATCCAAAATACCAGTGCTTGGAGGATCTGGAACATAACCAAAATTATACTTTCCGCTTAAGTCAGAAACGTCAACAAATGTTCCATCATAAGCAACTTCTCTTGTTGGAGAAAGTCTAAAAATGTATTTCATTTCTGGAAATGCCTCTTTCAATTCTAATGGCATTTCTTTATCTTGATAATAAGATTTTCCACCACCTGTTTGTAGTGGAAAAACTTTAACTTTGGGTTCTAAAAAAATTGCACTACCAATAGAATCCTCAAAGTTTGATGCAAATTTAGCATAAGCATCATTAGGGCGCATTTCTCTCGCCATGGTTATTACCTCTTAGTGATCGTTAACTGTCTTATCGACGGGGTTAGTTGTTACGGGAACATATCCCACCTGAGGCTTTCACCAACAGGTATCTACTACTCAACTGATATAGTAGACGATCTATTTATACGATACAATAATACAAAAAAAGACCCCTGTCAAGGGGTCTGCGGGTTTCCGACTTTTGAAGCGACCGCACGAAAGATCGCAAACTTATTTAGTTGCCAGGAATTCGTTAAATTCAATCGAAAGAGAACGAAGACTTTCTGCAATCTCATAATTAGCAGCGGTCATCATGCAGTTGTTAAAATCCAAAGTTTGAGCCTTGACCAAAGCAGCGACCAGGTTTGGATTCTTTTTAGCATACCCATCCCCGAATTCTTCATCGAGAATGTCAATAGCATTCATAGTGTACTGACTGACCGTGGGTTTAGTCTGTCTAAACGCTTCTGTAATGGAGCAGGTGGGTTTCATGGACATGATTATAAACAAGTAGGTTTTTTAGGTTTGCAACTCAACCCTCGTTATCACTTCTGAGGTATGTGAATATGTGTTTGAATTACTTCTATATTATATAAAAAACCCCCGAAGGTGTCAAGTCCTTCGGGGGAGATAATGTCAATTCTCTTCTTGCTGTTTTCCTTTCTTTCCGATATTATATTTCTGCTCCAGCACCCAATCTGCTTTATCCTTATATGCAAGGACTTTGATTTGGTTCAAAGGAGCAATATCAAGAACAAAATCTTCCTTGACAATACCAATCAGGCCCCAATCAGCAAGAAGACGCACAATACGATTACGCCTCTGAACATCATTCACAGTTAGGTTGGCGTGTTTGCCATCCAGGGCAAACAGTTCCTTAAAGTGAACGATAAAATATCTTCCCTGCTTGTGCAGGATATGGCAAGACTGATAGAGTTTCTTCTCTTTCCTTGATGCTACTCCAATACGGGTCAGTGTCTCACGAACTTTCAGGAAGTCATCAGGTTCATTCAAAATCACTTCGATCATTTGGTCCTGAGACCACTGTACCGTAG